CATCGAGGCCGAACAGCAGAAGGAGATCGGCGGGACATTCGACCGACCCAAGCCCTCAACCGTCAAGGCGACGTACATCAAGCGGTCAACGAAGAACGACCTCACCGCGATCATTGGTCTGAAGGACAGGACCAAGGGCGTCCCCGCTGCCGAGTACTTGCACCCGAACGTCAAGGGTGGCGCCCGGGCCTACAAGCGGTCGGAGCTCATGCTGCACCGCGCTGGCATCCTGCCCGCTGGCATGTTCACTGTGCCCGGTGCGGGAGCCAAGCTCGACAACTACGGGAACATGAGCAGGGGACAGATCAACCAGATCCTTTCCTACTTCCGCACCTTCGGCAACACCGCCCTGAACACCAAGCGCATGAACATGACCGACAAGCGCCGGGCCGGCATGGTCAAGCGTCGGTCCGATTACTTCGTGGTCCCCGTGGCCGACCGGCAGGCCAAGCTCTACCCGGGCATATGGCAGCGGCTGGGCAGGGACGACATTGCCCCCGTGCTGCTGTTCGTGGACAAGGCCACCTACCGCGCCACCTACAACTTCGGCGAGATCGCGGCCCGGGTGGTGCGCCGGACATTCCAGGCCGAGTTCGACAAGGCGCTGGAGATGGCGCTGAGGACGGCAAAATGATGCTATCTTCTGCGAACATGCAGCTAACAGCATCGAACGGGTCCTCCTGGGGGGTCAGCCGGGCGGGTCCATTCGAGTTCGACGTTCACCTAGCGACAGCACCATAAAGGGGCACCACCAATGAAACGCGTATCAGGCATGGAATTGGCCATTTTGACCGGCAGTACCTGGCGAACTTGCAAGAAAAGGATGGAGGAAGCCGGCGTTAAGCCGCTGACCCGCGAGGGGACCGCCGACATCTACGACAGCGCCGTGGCCCTGGCTGCGATCTACGCCGAACCGACCCGGAAGGACGTGCTCGACCTGTCCGCCGAGCGTGCTCGGCTGGCATCCGCCCAGGCCAACAAGACCGAGCTCGAGGTGGCAGAACTGAAGGGCGAGATGGTCCGCCGCGAGGAGATCACCACCCACTGGTCGGCAATGATCAGCGCCATGCGGGCGAAGCTGCTGTCGTTGCCCAGCAAGATGGCCAACCAGGTGGCGACACCGGCCAAGGCCAAGGAAGCGGAAGCCAAGCTGCGCGAGCAGGTTCACCAAGCACTCGAGGAAATCTCCAATGACGAATTCCCCAGCATCATCCGGGCACGGATTATTCGCGCCGCTGAAGATCGCGGCACCCCCTCCCAACCTGCTGCCGAGTCAGTGGGCGGACGAGAATCGCTACCTGAGCCCGGAGTCAAGCGCCGAGCCCGGAAAGTGGCGGACTGATCGTGCCGAATATCAGCGCGGCATTCTCGACGCACTCGCAGATCCTGCCGTGGAGCAGCTGGTGATCATGTCGTCAGCGCAGGTCGGGAAAACCGAGATCATCAACAACGTCGTGGGCTACCACATGCACCAGGACGCCTGCCCGATTTTGGTGGTGATGCCGACGCTCGAGCTCGCCGAGTCGTGGAGCAAGGATCGCTTGGCACCAATGCTGCGCGACTCGCCGTCGTTGCGTGGGCTGGTGAAGGACGCCCGCAGCCGCGATGCCAACAATACGTTGCTGGCCAAGGCCTACCCGGGCGGCCGTCTCACCGTATCCGGCGCGAACAGCCCCGCCAGCCTCGCCTCGCGTCCGGTGCGCGTCGTGTTGTGCGATGAGGTCGACCGCTTCCCCGACTCGGCTGGCACCGAAGGCGACCCTGTGTCGTTGGCGAAGAAGCGGACGGCATCCTATTGGAACAGACGGATCGTGCTCACCAGCACGCCGACGACCAAGGGTCTGAGCCGCATCGAGGCCGCCTACCTGGACAGCGATCAGCGTCGTTATCACGTCCCGTGCCCGCATTGCGACCACTACCAGCCACTGCGCTGGTCCGGCATCAAGTGGACTGATGGCGACCCGTCGTCGGCTGCGTACTACTGCGAGGAATGCGGCAGCCAGATCGACGAGGGCGAGAAGCAGAAGATGCTGATGGCCGGTCGCTGGATCGCCGACGCGCCCTTCGCTGGCGTGGCAGGGTTTCACCTGAACGAACTGTATAGCCCGTGGCGTCGCTGGGCCGAGGTGGTCGTGGACTTCATCACCGCGAAGAAGCTCGGCACCGAAGGTCTGAAGACGTGGGTCAACACGTCGCTGGGCGAAACGTGGGAGGAATCCGGCGACGGCATCGAGCCTGAAGGTTTCCTCGCCCGCCTCGAGGACTACACCCGCGACACCATCCCCGCGCTGGCCGTCACCGCTGGCGTCGACGTGCAGAAGGATCGCCTGGAGTGCAGCGTGGTGGCGTGGGGCAAGGGTGAAGAATGCTGGCTGTTGGATCACGTCATCATCCCCGGCGACACCGCTCGACCCGAGGTCTGGCAGGAATTGGCCGACCTGATTGGCGAGGTCAAGCCCAACGCGATGGCGATCGACTCCGGCTACCAAGCCGACATGACGTATTCGTTCTGCGCCAAGCGTCGCTTCGCCTTCGCCATCAAGGGCACGGGCGGATTCAGCCGGCCGCTGATCGAGGACCCCAAGCGTCGCGCCCAGCGTCTACGTCGTGCCGGCCGCAAGGGCGTGCGCGTCGAGCCCGTCGGCGTCGACTCGGGGAAGGTGCTGGTCTACAGCCGCCTGCGCCTGGTCGAGCACGGTCCCGGCTTCGTGCATTTTCCAGACGACCACACCTTCGACGACGAGTACTTCGCCCAGCTGACCGCCGAGAAGCTGGTGGTCAAGTACCGCTTCGGCAGGCCCACCCAGGAGTGGCACTCGACCCGGCCGCGCAACGAAGCGTTGGACTGTTTCCTTTACAGCCTGGCTGCGCTGCGTCTCGCCAACATCAACCTCGAGCAGCTGGCAGAACGCAAGACCGCCACTGCAACGTCGGGCAGCACCGGCAATGTCGTGCGCCGTCCGAACCTACCCCAGCGCATCAATCTCGGCTCCGGCTTCGGCCGGAAGGGGATCTGGTGATTACCTCAACAGCTACTTCCCAAGTGCATGCGAGTCGCGTCCGCATAGCGTGTACTTGGCGGGCGTGCCCGGGCATGACTATGCGGACGCACGGCTGGCCAGCATCAATCCGATGCTGATCAGGTGGCGTCTCCGGCGTGGTCAAAGCCTCCTTTCGCACGACCGACCATTTCACGGCGCCAACCCACCCTCCACTTTTTGAAAAGGACACATCATGTCAAGCACCACCAAATCCACCACCCCAGCCATCGACCAGGCCATGCTCGACAAGCTGCTGGCAGTCCCTGCCATCCAGGCCGCGCTCGCGGAATCCACCGCTGGCGAGGAATCCACCGCAGCCGCCGCACGCGCTGCCGCACTCGAAGCCAAGTCCGAGTCCGAGAACGCCCTGGCCGAGATCACCAGCCAGCGCGACGGCTTGGATCTGGCCATCGCCCAGCTGGAGGACGAGATCAACGCCATGAAGCGCGACCGCTACACGGTCAGCATCGCCATGCAGCGCGCCAGCGGCCGCCTTCGTGATCTGGAGCACGCGCTGCGTGAGCAGCACGGCGGCAAGCTGATTGCGCACGTTTGCAATTACTTGCGAAACACCGCCCAGAACGCCTCACTGGAAGCCGAGCGGCAAGACACCCTGAAGGCGCCGGCCGGACGAAACATCATGGGTCAGGCTGTCATGAAGCCAGATCGCAAGGCCGCCGCCAAGGCCGTCGAACTGAACGACGCCGCCACCGGATTGCGCGAGACGGCGGACGCCATCGAGGCGCTGGCAGTCGAGCCAATCGCCCCGCAGGAGATCCGCCGCCAGATCCAGGCCCAGCTCGAAAAGATCGGCTTGACGCTGTACCAGGGCACCCTGCCGGAACACATGATCAGCCGCCAGGTGCACTCCATCGGCGAAGGCCAGGAGCGCAGCGTCGAGCTCCTCGCTCCGAAGATCGCCGCTTAACCCACTTCGAGGAATCCAACATGAAACAGACAAAGACCAGCCGCAAGGCACCCGCGCTGCCCGGCGTGGGCGAAGCCATGGCAGCCGCCGCCAACGGCGCCGAGCAGAAGGCCCAGGCCGCACGCGCCGAGGTCCTGAACGCGCTGCACGATGCCGAGGAGGAACGCGAAGCCGTCGAGGATATGCTGGCTGCCCGTGATGCCGAGATCGAGATGCTGCAGGAGGCGCTCGACAAGGCGCAGGAGCGCCGGCAGAAGGATGTCGGCCAGGTCGCCACCCTGCGGGCCAGCGTCGCCGCGCTGCAGCGGCAACTCGACCGTGAGCACGGCAACGACATGGTGAACGCCGCCATCCGGGAACTGCTGGCCATGGAGCAGGCACTGCGGGCACAGGACAAGGTGCTGGAAGCGCAGCGTGAGCCAGTGCATGACCGGCACGGCGACCGCGTGCTGCTGCCGCCCGCCGCAGCCGAGGCCGACATCGAGGGTCTGTACCTTCGCATGGAGCAGCTGACCCGTGCCATGAACGAGCTCGAACACCTCACCCGCGAGCCCATCGGTCCGGCCGAGATCCGGCGCAGGATCGGCGAGGTCTTCGCCGGGCTGGGGCTGCAGGTCGCCGCCTGACCCGTGCCGTCCCTGCGTGATCTTTTGAGCATGATCTGCCGCTGCGCCGAGGCGTCCGGCGTCAGCATCGGCGAGCAGTGTGCAAGGGAGTGGGAAGCCGAGATCCGCAAGGCCTACCCCGCCGAGCGGGTGCACATTCCACCACCCGGCAGCCGCAAGGATCCGGCCAGGGCGGAAGCAATCAGGAAGGCGGCAGCCCGTCTTCCCACTCGCGTGGTGGCCGAGCGGCTGGGCATCAGCCGCCAGCACGTCTATCGCGTCGTCAAGCGCAAGCCATGAGCCGCCGCTGCCCCTGCTGCGGGCTACCTGCCCGCGACTTCGGACGGATCGCCAGCTGCAGCAGCAACGACGGCCAGGTGCATGGCGTGGTCGGGATCTGCCAGCGATGCACCACCGCCGAGGCCAGGCTGCCGAGGTCGATCAGGGTCAAGAGGATGAACCGTGCGCTCGACCGTGCGCTGGCCGAGCCGGAGAAGTTTCTGGTGAAGCTGTTCCCCGACATCGGCGCCGCCCAGCTGGCGCTCGCCATGCTGCAGCATCCAGAGCACGGTCGGGCGATGCTGGAGGGGCTGGGATGGTGGGAGAGGTGAACCTGCTGCCCAGGAAGCCCGCCACGGGCTTTTGATCGGCTGGATATATCAGCACCAAGGCCAGCCCGAGATCGCCGCTTGTGGGTGATTCTGGCGGGGAGATTTTTTTGATGTAGGATGAAAGCATCCAACATTCGGTTGGATAGGCGGGGCGACCAGGTGCGCGAACACCTGGCACCCCTAAACACCCACGTTAAAG